CATCATCGCCGCCGAGATCCTCAAAGTCCTCTGCAGCGGAACGCTCACCCGTCAGATGATCGCCGTCGCGTACCTTCTGGATATTGCCGAGACCGCATCCGATCCCAACGTTGCCCTGCGTATTGAACGCAAAGAATGTGACGCTGACATTGGCATAGCACCCGGAGTACACCTCCGAGCGGTCCAGAACGGGCTCAACGCTGCGATCGACAATCTTGGGCGGATGGTCTGCGCTCGCGTTGGCGTTGAGGAAATAACATCCGGTGTACGCATCATCATCCGGGCGATCCTCATCGCCGTCACGCAGCGGAAGCTTGAGGTTCTTTGGCACAACGCCATTCTTGTTGGCCAGCTTTGCCTTTCCTTCAGCCTTTGCCTCCTCGATCGCCTTGTTGATTGCCTTGATGGTCTTCGTGTCGTCCTTACTGATGAGGAGCGATGCGCTGTATCGTGCCTTCCCATCGGGGTCGCCCATTGGGGGCTTCGGCTCCCAGATGTTCGCATACGACAGGCGGACGTTCTTAAGCACTAATCTACTCATTTGTATCTTCCTCCATAACTTCAAATTCGGATTGTACCGGATCATATTCCGGCCTCTTATCATCCTCCGGCACAAGCGTTGGCTTGCCCGGCGGCTTTTCGATGACGCTCCCGAGGAGCTCACCGAATTTCTTCTTTGTAACCAGCTTTTCAAGGGCAGTGATGGTCTGCATCTCCAAGGGCT